TTTCCTTAGGAATATGTCTAACCTTAACTGTTGGTGATAATAATGGAGGATGCGTTTTAGGATCCGATTCGTTAAAAACTTCATTAAAAATAAACAAATCACCGTCACTTGTAAAAGGATAATATATCAATGTCTGATGATCTACATATCGATCAGTATGGGCACCGTTATATTTTTCAGAAGTGTTACCTGGTACAGGAGTTTGTAAGTTTATTTTTATTCTTAAAAAATTATTAGGTTTAATACCTGTTAGAGCACTAAAGTTATCGATGATAGGTGCAACTGTGCCTAAAACATCGCTTACTTGTCCTCGTTCAAGGTCCCATACAGTGTGAGTAAATCCGTGGCTTGTTTGACTTAATGGATCTATATCTTCATTCATTTTCACAGCAAATGCTATATTAGGATTAAAATACCAAGGAAAATCTTGTCGCATTAATAAGTCTTGTAAATTTTTTAATTCTTCTTGTTTTAATATATTTTCGTAAAACATTTATTTCCTAACTAAAATTAAAATTTATTATATACCTAAATTGGCTAGTTCTTGGGTTAGAACTTGCATGATATCTTTTGCATTCAAAAAAAGTTCCTAATCCTTTTTGGGGACTAATTCTTTCCTTAATTGTAAATTCTTGAGGCAAAGTTTCATTTTCAAATTCATTAAAAAGTATAGTATCACCATCACAGTCATTAACATAGTATATAAAAACATGTTCACCTACAGCATCTGAATGAGGGAAATTATAATTTTTTTCTGTAAAAGTTTTATCTTGTGTAAGTAAATTTATTCTTATTCTGTGTATTTGTTTTACTGTTAATTTTATTTGTTCGGCAAAAATATAAAGTATCGGATAAATCACGCCGTATTGATTTGATAATATTTGACCATCATCAAAAACAGGATGGGTAAACTGACCGTTTTCTATTATATTTCCGTTTTGTGATAATTTTTCAAAATGTTCTCGGAATGGATCATCTGGTGCATAACTTGTATTAGGATGAAAAAAGTATGGAACTTCTTTAACCATGTTTTCTAAGTCATTTTGATATTGTAATGGTAATACGTTCATGAGTTTGCCTTCAAATATTCTAAAAATAGGTAATGATCTGCACATGCACCTACATTTAGTCCAAAGTTTCTAATATATTGTAACTTCACTTGATCGTAATGATCTTTTCTCACTCCAGTGTACAACGAGTCAAATAAATCTCTTGCATATTTTTGATTGAAAAAGTGTTGTCCTACACCGCAAGCATAAAAACTTTTTGCAGCCCAATCAACACCTATATCTTTAAATTTATCGTAGCTAGGTATTCCGTACTTTGATTCTTCTAAAAGAAAGTTTAGTGTTTCTGGTATTTTATTATCTTTGGTGAAATTAGTCCAAAATTCTGTATCAGTTCTTTTAGTAATATAATGAAAATAAACAAATCCAAGAGTATTCTCATTCATGTCAGCCCAACGTTCGTTTACTGTATCTTTAGAACGTTGATTTTTATGAGTAATTCCTGATATATTTTCATACCAACTGTTTAGCATCATTAAAGATGTCCATATAGACGTAGCTTCAAGAGGTTCTATGAAACCTGCACTAAGTCCAATTGCTAAACAGTTTTTTTGATAAATTTTATCCAATCTTCCTGGTTCAAAATTTATTACTCGAGGAATTTCTACATCGTACCCTAAAGTTTCATCTAGTTCTCTTTTAGCTTCTTCATCACTGATACGATCACTATCAAATACATAACCACAACCGTGACGGCCTTGCACAGGTATATCCCACATCCACCCCCAACGCATAGCTACTGCATCTGTATACGGAGGAATTGTATTCGAATCATTTTGTTTAAAGAAAGGCATTGCACGTTTAGCGGGTAAATAAGGCTTATAACATTTCCAATCTGTCTTATAAAATTCTTTCATTATTAGACGTCTAAACCCAGTACAATCAAAAACAAAATCGCATGAAATTTCTGAGTCGCCTAGTTTAACAGAGGTTATGTATCCTTGATCGTCTGTTACAATTTGATCGACAATACCATCTATTACTTTTATACCTCTAGATACTCCTATATTTTCAAATGCTTTTGCAAGTAGGTTTGCATCGAAGTGTAAAGATACTCTACCTAATCTGTTAAAATGAAGTATAGGATCTAGATCTTTATTATCACCAATTGGATTTGGAACAAATCTTACACAATTGTTTGCACTTACAGTTGCGTTAAAATCTATTTCGTCCAGAGTTCTGCCAAGAGCAATTTGTTCAATATCCATCATAGGATATTTTGTATTAGGAAGTTCGCTTACTAGTGTATGATCTAAGTCCCAATCTTCTCTAAAAGTATGATAGTAGTGTTTGCTGTCGCCGTTCCAATTGCTAAAACGTATGCCATTTTTTATAGTAGCTTTAGCTGTTTTTGCAAGGTAACTGATCGGAATATCAACTTGATCTAGATAGTCAGTTATATGGGGAGTTACTCCTTCTCCTGCACCTAAAATTCCTATTTCACTACTTTGTATAACTGTTATTTGTGCTTTCGGAAAATACGATTCAACAAACAGAGCAGTAATCCAGCCCGCAGTCCCGCCTCCAACAATTACAAACTTAAACTGTTCGTCAATATTTTTCATTTAGCTTCCTTATATAAATTATATATCCAGAAACAATTCTTCTATGCTCTCAACTGGATACTTAAATTTCGAAATGTCTAAATCAAAAGAATTTGTTTCTATCCATTCTGTTATCATCTGACAAAAAATAAAATTATTTTGTTTATTCATATGACATGTACGACCAAAGTCGGGAGTTGTTATGTCTACGTTATAGTATTGATAATCTATTTGTCCTATATCATTAAGTGTCGGACCGACAAAATTTTCTATACTATCTGTATTAACTGGAATGTAAAGAGCATTAGGAAAATCTCTCATCGCTTTTTCTACTAGAGATTGATGCACTAAAAATTCATTTTCCCATATCCAAAGATTATAATAATAATCTTTGACTGATTGCATTATTCTTTTATCTTTTTGACCGGCTTTGTCCCAGAACAAGTCAACAGTCATAGGATTTACAAAAAATTGTTGAGTTTTACAATGTGGTACCCACATTCGTCCTGGAATAGTCACAGTTACAATAACTTTATCAAAATCTTTATAAAAACTTTGAAGCTGATTAAGAGTGTATAAAAAATTGCTACCCTGCTTTGCGTATGTAGTCACAGTATAATTAGGATTTGCACCTAGTAACTCAACCCAGCTATAATTAAAGTTTTTGTTAGGATCTGCAGAACTGTCACCAAATATTCCAATTTTCATTTTTAAATCCAGTCACTTCGAATAAAATGTCTATTATTTTCGTCACAAAAATAGTCATATCCAAAGTTGTACGAGATTAAGCCCAGTTGCCATCCACCAAATACCCAGGAAGGTTTGCCATCTGAACTATATCTTTTTAGTGTAGTTTGTTCTTTCATATGATGTTGTGCAGATTGTAGGTGTTTACTTTCTTGTAATCTAGTAAGAGCTAAAGGTTTCACTTCATCCCAAAAATTAGTATTGTAATTACTACCTCCATGATAGTGAAAAGCTATCATGTCTCTAACACCTGTACAGTATTCAGTGAATAAATTATTTGCATCTACATCTGTTAACATACCGTACATATAGTCCATAGTCAACCGTGTTATTACACCATACAAGTATAGAGAATTTGCAAACATTGGCTCAAAAAATACTGCTCTATTACCGTTATAAATAATATTTCCGTTTATCAACTTGTTAACAAAATAACTTTTAAATTTATATTCAATGTTATTCAATTGTTCTACAGGAACATTTATATGTTTTGAAAAATTTTCTTGTGCATCTCGTAAGGAGGTTATTGTATTGTTAAAAAGATAACCATAACTAGTTCTTGTCTGTAATGGAATACCAAAAATCCAGCCATTTTCTGTAGCTGTATGTCTTGTATTCATCCAATTAGAACCTTGATTTATATTATGTACAAGGCAATGATTTACAGTAGGTTCTAAAACAGTATAATCCTCATAGATATCCGGAAAACCTCTACAGTCGATTACATAATCAAAGTGTTGTACTTCGTCGTCTATTTTTACTGCGACAGTATACTCGTTGAGATTATACATATCTGTAACTGAGCCTTCGATACAATGGAATTTATCACCCCATTTTTCTTTTAATCTCGGAATAGCAAAATCTTTTAATTTATTTGTGTCAAAATGAATCGCAATGCCACCTTGTATTAAGGGATTGATAAAATCATTTTGTCGCCATCCTTGATATTCTGTTCCTAATTTATATGTAGCATCTAAATCTTTCAAATCAGAGGTTATATTAAAATCTATTCCTCTTTCTAATGCACTTATGAAACTAGGATTTGTACTTTCTCCTATGCCTAAAGCAGGCGTTTTCGGATCATGTATAGAAACAACAACAGATCCGTATTTTAAAAAAGATAATAAATGACATATAGTTTGTATGCCGGCACTACCTAATCCTATAACACCAACTACTTTGCCTTTATTTGGGTCGTCCATACATATGCTCCTTAAATGCAGCGTACCATTTTCCTGCGTCTCTATCAACTATTTTTCTTTCCAAATCTTCTTTTGCAGATTTTTCATTAAAGAATCCAAAACCAGCAATCGTCCAATTCCACAACGCCATAGCTGCAATACCAAATGCGCTTGTTGATTCGTGGTATCCTATAACTCTGTTTTTTGAAATTTCTAAAATTTCTTTGGCATAATCTGTAACAACATTGTTGTTCTTAACATGTTTCCAGAATGGAGTATCTTCTCTACCACACTGATAGTGTAACGAAATAAAGTCCAAAGTTTTTTCGTACATTTGAGAACATTTTCTATTATAAGAATTTTTATTTACTTGTAGACATGTTTTTTCTTTAGAGGGTTGTAAAAAATCATTACCAAATAATGCTAATTGTGCTATTGTTGTGTGTATGCTAGTTGCCTGTAAAGGTTCAACAAAACATGAACTAAGTCCAACACTAATTGTATTGCCTATCCAAAAATTTGTACCTCTTCCAGGATCAAAACTTAAATGCTTTATAGGCTCAATCTTTTTATTTAGATACTGTTCTACTTCTTGTTGAGCTTCTTGTGGACTTAAGAAATTGCTGTTATAAACATACCCACATCCTCTTCTAGTTTTTAATGGAATATCCCACATCCATCCTGCATTAAGAGCAGTTGCCTTCGTCCAAGGATCAGGATATTCATTTTCTTCGTATTGAACTAAAAATGGCATTGCAGCATTCAACGGCAACTTGTCGCTATAACTGATCCACGGGTCATTTAATTCTTTCATTAGTACTCTTGCAAAACCAGAACAATCAAAAAACATATCTGATTCAATTATACTTCCGTTATCAAGAGTCAAATATTCTATACCTTCATTACTTGTTGCTACACTCGTTACAATAGCATCAATAGTTTTGACTCCGTCCTTTTCACAAATTTCTTTGAAAAATTTTCCTACTTTGTGAGCATCAAAATGTAAAGAATCTATCTTATTAAAATTAGTTCTTTTTTCATAATCTAAACCTAGCTTACTTGCTAAATGGGCTTTGTTGTTTCCATACTCTGATATTACATGTTTAAAAACAATGTCATCCATTGACACACAACTAGGACTACCATCTAGTGGACTAAAAAATTTATCATTTTTTCCTAGCCAGTTATGAAACTCTATACCTATTTTATTTGTTGCGTCACATTTACTTATAAATTCGTCAACTTGTTGTACTCTAGGAAAAAAATGTCCATTAAGCATATTTGTGAAAAATCCTGTTGATCCTTCTCCTGCTCCTAAAATTCCTATTTTAGAAGATTCAATAACTGTTATATTATGGCAATTTGGTTGTATGGAATCTAGAAAATATGCAGTAATCCAACCTGCTGTGCCTCCGCCTACTATTGTTATGTTCATAAGGGTTTATCTCCTAAATTAAAAACCAATGTAATTCTACCTTCTTGACTTTTGTTTTCCGGCACTTCGTGTTCTATCCAAGATTGCCATAAAACTAAAAGTCCTTTTTCTGCATTAAAAAAAACTTGATGGTAATTGTGTAATGTGTTATTTTCTACTTCTAAATCGATATATTTTCTATATGGTTTAGGATCGTTAAATAAAATTTTTGACGATCCTTCAGGTGCTTGTAAATAAAACACTCCTGATAGTATAGAGTTAGGATGCGTGTGAGGACCGTGCTTATCTCCTTGTAACATTTCACTAGCAAAAATTTGCGTAGAAAATTTGTTAGGACATTTGTATCCTAGTTCATTCAAGTACCATCTTGCTTGATCGTGAATCCAATTTGTAAATTCCTCAAAATCTTTATATTCGTTCAAACCACCTTTTGATTTATAGGTATTTTTATATCCCCATTCGTTAGATAATTGTTTTTTATCTGCTAGGTACTTTTTAGCAATAGGCAGCATTTTTTCTGCCATTTCAATATCTCTAATAGATGCTATAGGTGTAGGAAAAAAATGTTCTATTTGTTTCATTCGAAAAAATTTAACCATCCTGTAATAATATATTTCTCATTTGACAGAGGAGGATTTCCTCTGTGTGTGTGAGTATACCCAGTAGGCCAAATTAACAACCTACCTTGCTTAGGTTGTATCCGTTTTTGAAGATATAGATATTCTGTTTCACCGCCTTCATGTACATCATTTAGATACAACTGAAACGCAACTAACCTAGAACTAGTTGCTAAATCAAAATTTTCATAGTGCCATGTATGAAATCCACCTCCTGGCTTTGTTTTTTGTATTCTTAACAAATAAAATCCATGTTTAGGTGATGTTTGTAGCACTGTGTACTTGTCAGTATAATCTTCGTAACATTTCCAAAAAGACTCAGAAAATTTTATCAAATATTCGTTAGCATTATTGGGCAACGCTATTGTTTCTGGCCGCAATGCAAAAACAGTTTCATCTTTTCTTGTAAGATGATCAGGTGCTTTTGTATACCCTTTATGATCTATTACGGCATTATACTTGTTACATTCCTCAAACCAATCTATCAACTTGTTGCAGTCGTGACTGTTTAATACATCATCGTAAATACCTATAAAATCATCCATTATATAAACCCAATATTTACTGTTAATCTTAGATTATTTTCTGTAACATGCCTTACAGCATGATAATGGTCCCCGTCAAACAATAAATATCTTCCTTTCTTTGGTTGCACTTCTTCTAATACATTGTAACTTTTTGGAGTTTCGTTGCGTTTTTCTTTAAAAATTACTGTATTTCCTGTAGAACTTACCGGATAATATAATAGAACATAATGGTCAAAGTCTAAATCAACATGCGGTGTAGTATAAACATCACCATTCATAGACGAAGCTAATTGCAGATTTGCTTTTGATCTTACTTTTGCTTTAAATTCATGGCTTGTATATTGTAAAAATCTATCTAATATTATATCAGAAACTAAGTAATTTTCACTTACTCTTTCATTATCTCTATAAAAATCATGTCCTAGCAAAGTTGTTTCTACAGTGTTTTCGTCCTTGTTTAATTGAAAAACATTTTTGTCAGTTGTGTAGTTTCCGTCGTTGTTTGCCAAATACCAAGGAAATGCAGGATTTCTTAAAAATCCTTCTATCTTATCCTTTTCATCTTCGTCTAAAATGTTATCAAAAACTTTTATCATTTAATTTGTCATTATAATGTATTTAGGTAATTGCTGTTTATCTTTAAAGCCTTCTTCAAAGTGACCAATGTAAGGTCTACCATCAAATTTATGTGATTCGGCAAACGGTCCTTCTGCATCAACATAATGTAAAAATACTTGTGAATGTTTTGTACCTTCTGGTGCTTCAAAAACTTCTCTCCAGTGTTCAACTTCATGTCCTCTATAAATTACTGCGTCACCCTGGTCTTGAGGAACAGCAGTTCCGTTAATATATATAGGATAATCTAAATCTTTTTTATTATAGTTGTATCCTAAACATAGTGTTATAGAAATTTCACAAGCCGGTCTGTCCTTATGTTTGATTAAATTTGCACCTGGTTGGTATACTCTATAATAACTGTATGTCGGAATAAGTTTTAATCCGGTATTTTCTTCCATAATCGGTTGCATTTTTAACAACAGAGCTTCCATCATAGGATCAGCATATTTGCTATGAGAGTTGTGGATTTGTGGATTAGCACCAACTTCTAAAGAGAGATCTTGATCCTCATCAAAAAGTGTATATTGATAAATTAAATCACAGATCTCTTTTGATAATGCATTTTTTACCTTTGTATATTTGTTTTCTTGGAAATCTTTTACAGTCTTTTTCAATAACTCTCTCCTTAATACATTGGACGATCATGAATCCATGTTACTAACGCATACTTTGTTCCGGAAGTTACCGGATGAGCAATGTGTCTGTAAGCATAATTTGACGGGAATAAAATTAACATGCCCTTTTCGGGTTTTAACTTAAATTTATAATTAGGAAATTCTAATTCTCCTCCTTCATAATCATCATTTAAATAACATATTGCACTAACTGCTCTACCTAATTCTGTTCCACCATCGTAGTGTGTTTTATATCCTTCACCTGCTCTGTATTTTAGTGCTTGATACGGTTCGTGATATAAATTTTCATCAATGTACATTCTTTCAGCATAGCCTACAGTAGTAGCTAGTAGCAAGTAGAAAAATTGGTTATGTATATCTTTAGCAACTTGATTACTAGAACCTTCACCTGCTTGCGTAATGTTTAGAGACAAATTTGTTCTAGCTTGTTGTCTAACTCCTTGACCCACTGTGTGTGCCCTATTCCATCCCATTCCTGAGTTTGTATTACTGCATTCCATTTCTAATCTAGTAACTGCTATTTCTGGGTCAGGCCATGCATTTTCAAAAATTTCTACGCATCCTGCTACTGTGGCACTAGGTTCTAAACTGCCAGTAAACATATTGTTAATAAGCATTATTATCCTTCCTTTTCTGTATGAATATTATCTTTAAGGTATTGGTACAAACTAGGTTTATCCTTAGCCATTTCGTACCATCTTGCTTTTCGTTCTTCAAATGCAGCAAACACAGGATAAAATTCTTTTTCTAGTTTGTTAAAATTAAATCCTGATCTTATTCCTGCTTGAACTTTGTCTAAGATGAAATAATTACAGCCCACGCTTATCCAAGTTATTCCTCCTAAATCCGGAGTTGTACCTGAAAACATCTTATCATTGTGTAATTGATAAAATCCTATAGCAGTATCTGGTTTTAGATTGATCATCTCTGGTTTATAAATTCTATTTGCATTAGCCTTCCAATATTCTGTATCGTCTCTGATACTTAAAGCGTAATGTTGTGCAACAAATTCAGCAAAATTTCTATACATTCCAAGAGTTGCTGCATTATAAACATCTCTATCCCATTGTGTAACTGCTGGTCTAAGTAAAGTTTTAATTAGTTTAAATAAAAATTCATGCACAGTATACAAACCGTTGGATTCTAATGGTTCAATAAATCCTGCACTTAGCCCTATTGCCACAACATTTTTTACAAAAGTACGCTCGTGTATTCCTACACGAATCGGTATATCTTTAAATTCTAATGCATCAACTTCTTTTCTTGTTCGCGAACAGATCATTTTATCTGACATTAGGTGTTGTTTAAATTCTTCTTTTGCTGCTTCTGGATCTATAAACTTATCACTATAAACATACCCTGTGCCCAATCTTTCCCAACTAGGAATATTCCAAACCCATCCGTTTCCAATTGCAGTGGAATTAGTAAAAGGCTCTAATTCTTTTTCTTTATCTTTGTAAGGTAGTCGTGTAGCCCATGCTCTATTATTTGGAAGCATATGATCATATGGTGTAAACGGTTCTTTTAGCGCCTCTCCTAACAGTAAACTTTTAAATCCTGTACAGTCTACATATAAATGTGCAGTAACTTTTTCACCGCTTTTAAGCACTAGATCTTTAATACCATTATCATCTGTGTTAACTTTTTTAACTGTATCTGAAATAACCTTAACACCTCTTGGCAGACAATATCTATCTCTCAACCAGGCACCAAATTTTGTTGCATCAAAATGATAAGCAGCATCATGAGCGGG